CGGCAAAATTAAGGAAGTGGAAAAGGAGCAGGGCATTCAATTACCAATTACGATTGTGCATACGCCAAAAATGAATAAAGAGCAAAGGATTATTGCCGGATTGGAAGCCACTTGGCAAAATGGCAATATGATTTATAATGCCGCCAAAAAGAACCACAACGATACCGTAATTGGCTTACAGCAGCTTTATGGAATTGAACCGGGTTACAAAACGAATGATGACGCGCCGGATGCCGACCAGCAAGCGATTGAATACCTGAGCAAATACATTGTATATGGCAATAGTTCAACGAAACCAAAGGTGGGCAAAGTGGAGCGTAAAAACATGGTTTAAATTAAAATTAAACTCGATTTAAATGATATACTTAACTCAAGATGATTTAAAAAGCAAAGTATTTGAGATTCTTCTTGAAGAAAGCATTGCTGAAGATCCTGAAATTTTAGACAAAATTGAAGGTGAATTTATCGCCCTTATTCAAAGTAAATTAAATGGCCGTTACGATGTGATTGCAATTTTTGAGGGTATCGGCGATATGGAAGTGGAAAATGAGTTTATCGTTAATGGCCGCCACTTACTAATTGTAAAAGTGCTAAAAAATTTAGTGGTTTATGAAGCCATTCGCAGGAATGCAGCCAGAAAAGTACCAACCGACATTAAAGAAGATTACAAATGGGCGATGGATTGGCTTGATGATGTCAAAAACAATAAGGAACATCCGGTTGGATTGCCGCCGAAAACTGATGAAAATGGCGATCCGGTGAGTTTTGCCAAATGGGGCAATAACAGAAATGAAAACTTTTACCTATGAGTTGGAGAGAAAGATTAACCAAAGCCATTGTGGCTAGAATACCGCTTAGTGTTTTGAAATTAGAAGCTGCAGAACGCGGCACGTTTAAACCAAAAGGTGGCGGTAGCAAAGTAAGTGGTGAACTAAAATTGGATAGCAAAATTCCAATGGTTTTTGATTTAGGTAATTGGAGATTAGCCGTAATGATGGCCACCAATGCAGAGAATCCGAGCCGGATTGAATTAACTAAAATTTACGAAAGCTGCAGTTTGGACGACCACGCCAGTACGGTTATCGAAAATAGAATTATTAAACCTTTAGCCACTCCATTTAAGTTAGTGGACGATAAAGGCGAGATTTCAGAATTAACCAGCTTGATTAAAAAGCCTTGGTTTTTGGAATTTATGCGCTATGCTTTAATGCCTCAATTTACCGGAACTAAGATAATTGAGTTGTATGATTTGAACGAAAAGGGTGAATTAAAGGAAATTACATTAATACCGGACACGCACATTTTTCCATCTAAGAAAATGATTCTGAAGGAAGCCGGCAACCCTGACAATGGATGGCATTACGACAAACCACCATTGAGCAATTATTACCTTCAGTTAGGCAAGGATAAGGAGTTGGGCGTAATGGAAAAACTCGCAGTGGCTATTTTGTTCAAAAAAATGGCGGTTGGTTCCTGGTTGGATTATATCGATAAATACGGTGTGCCACCGCGATGGGTGCTCACCGATCGTGAAGATGATGAACGACTGGATCAGTTATACGACATGATGAAGGAAATGATGGGTTCTCACTTTGCCGTTTTACGTGGCCAGGAGAAAATAGAAATCATGCCTTCGCCCGGAACCGATGCCCACGAAGTGTTTAACAAGTTTATAGACCGAATGGATGCCGGTATTTCTAAACGAATTATGGGCGCAACCGGTACTGTAGATGAAAAAGCTTATGTAGGTTCTGCCAAAGTACATCAGGATGTGGCAGAAGCGCGCCATTGGAGTGATAAGTTTTATTTGGAGTTCCTAATCAACGAGGAACTTTTACCTCGTTTAATCACACTCTCTCCGGCTTACAGCGGACTTGCTAATTTGCGTTTTGAATTTGACGAAACCGACGACCTCGAAAAAGGCACTTTGATTGATAAGATCATCAGCATGGCCAGCCAATTTAACATGGATATTGAAGCTGTTAAGGAAATGACCGGATTGCCTATTTTATCTCAAAAAGGAGCAACTGAAGAAACTGCTCCTGAAGAAAAAAAAAAGTCCCGGTAAAAAATAATATTGCCGCTTTTTATGCTGATTACTTCGAAGCACACAGCTCTTGCTGTGGTGGTATAAACGCCGTTGAAGCTGTTGATTTAAGCGATTGGGAGAAAATCATTAACAAGATTGCTAAACAGCTCTACGATGGCAAGATTAAGCCTACCGACTTAAATAAGGATTACATTACTAAAACTGCAGGGGAACTGAACAAAGCAGTTGACCTCGGTTTTGGGACATCTTACAAAGATGATAGCGATGTACAATTGGCAATGGCAATGAAGCGAAATGCCTGGTTGTTTTCAAGTGCCAAAAACATTCAGATTCAAACAGATATTAGCCAACTCATTACCGATGGTAAAGGCAATGTTCGACCGTTTGCAGCATTCAAAAAAGATGTTTTAAAAACCAATAAGGATTATAACCAAACCTATCTACAGGCAGAATATCAAACCGCTTTAGCGAGTAGTCAATCGGCAGCCAAGTGGCAGGATATTCAGCGGCGAAAAGAACGGTACCCGAATTTGATTTACAAAACGGTTGGCGACAATAATGTGCGTGAGGCACATGTTGCTTTGGATGGTATTTGCAGGCCTGTTGATCATGATTTTTGGAAGTCGTTTTATCCGCCCAACGGATGGCGCTGCCGATGTTATGTGCAGCAAACTAACCGCCCAACCAATGGCGACACTGTACCAACGGTTGACGATAAGAATGTACCGCCAATGTTCAGGGATAACTTGGCTTTGAAAGGCGATATACTTCCGGCAGGGCATCCGTATTTTAAGAATTTGGAGAAATCATTACCACAACGTGCCGTGATTACAGACGAAGTAATTAAGGAAGTGCCTTATGAGTTAGTATATAGTTTAGAAAATGGGAGTAGAATTTTAGTTCATCCTTTTACACATGATGGAGATTTTAAAGTGAATATATTCACGGCATTAAGATTAGCAAAAGAAAAGAAAAGAGAGGTGAAATTAAGGCATCACTTAAATTCTGGAAAAAACCCAGAATTTGAAATTGATGGACTTATTGCTGATTTAAAAACTCCAAAGACAAAGGTAAATAATGTAATTGCTAAAGCCTTTGAGCAAGGTTGTAAATTTATAATTTTTGAAGCTGGGGATTATATATTTGAACGAAAAACTTTAGTTTCTCACATATATGGAAATTTTATTTCTCGATTGAAAAACAAATCAATGCCTAAGGATTTTAAGGGATTTGTTGTGCTTTACAGAACAGAGGAGAAAGAATATTTATGGAAATAAAAATGGGCACTTAACGTGTGCCCAATCGATTTCGACACTTGGCATTACCGCGTGTCCAAACACAAATATAACTCAAACAAATGGAAAATCAAAACAAGGCACCGGATTTTGTAGGCATGGGCAAAAAGCTAATGCAGGACCTTCTAATTGATGCTGAGGTGGAAGGTTTGAAATTTATACAAACCAACTTTGAAAAGGAAGGCTTTATGGATGCCAGCTTTCAAGGTTGGGAGAAAAGGAAAACGCCCATTAGTTATAAATTACTTAGAGTAACTAACAGCTTATTTAATTCCATTCGCGCCAAAAACAACAATAAAGATACGGTTACCTTCAGCACCAATCAACCTTATGCCGAGATACACAATAACGGCGGTGTGGTGAAGATTCCGAGAACACCGGCCATGCGTAAGTTTTTTTGGGCCATGTTTAAGAAAACAGGCGATGAAAAATGGAAATGGATGGCCATGAGCAAAAAGCCTAATGTGGTTTTTAGAATGCCTAAACGCCAATTTATTGGGCACAGCAAAAACTTTCAAGAGCGATTTGATAGACATATTGTCAAAGAAATTTTAACCAGATTTACAAACATTAAACAGATATAATGGAAAATTTAAAAGACTTATACAAAGAGCTAGCCGAAAAGATTAAAACCGAAATTAACACCATTAAATGGGTGGATTTATGGCACAACCAAGTAAATTTTTTAGAAGAAGAACATCCTTTCCCGGCACCTGCAGTATTTATAAGTATGATTGCCAATGGCATGGAAGATATTGGCAATAATATACAGCAGTTTGATATGCAGATGGATTTCTTTTTGTTTTACGAAACCTTTTTAGATTCGTTTGAAGGCGCCTATAACCAAGCCGGAGCACTTTCTTTTTTAGATAACTTAACGAAGCTGCACCAGTTATTGCATGGCAGTAGTGGCGATAACTACAGCGAAATGCGAAGAATTGCATTTACTGCAGTAGATACCGGCAGTGCTCAGAACCTATATAAAATGAGTTATATGTGTTTGGTTACTGATAGCTCTGCGCAAGGAGAAACCGAAGCTGTGCATGAAGATACGGACATGGTGATTGAAGATGCCCCACAGCCGGAACCGGTTGAAGATGATGGCGCTTTGTTTGTGATTTAGATTGTGTTTACTATATTAGATGCTAAATAATAATTATGGACACAATTATTGGGTTGCTTGGTTTGGCTGCTTTTGGGTTTTTAATCTATGGATTAATTAAGCCTGCAATACTTAAATGGCATGAAAAGCCTAATAGATTGTATGTGGTTGGCTATTTTATAGCTGCATTTACCGTTATTGGTTTGCTTACTACTTTTGTAGTTGAAGATGATGATGATATTAAATTGAATATTGCTCCTGTTGCTCCTGCAGATAGCGCTGCCATCGCTGAAGATAAAAAACAGCGCTTAATGGATGATAGTATTCAATTGAGAACTTCACTTAAAAATGAATTAAATAAAGCAATTACAGATATCAATACTCCCGGTTATTTTGATGAATATAAAGCTGATTTAAATTTGATTTCAGTACAGGTATTGTCTTTTGAAACTTATGGCAAGATGGCCAATAGAGCTCTATCTAACAACGATGCTGAAATTAAACAGTTAGGTGAAAAATTAAAATCCAACTTAATTTCTGTGCAATTAAAAGAGTTTCCAATATTAAGAAAAAAGTCTGCTGCGTTTATGGCAGAAAAGCTTTGGAAAGATGATTGTGAGGTTACTTTACAAGGATCGGGTAATAATGTAATTAATTTTATAGCCGGTACTTTTGCGGCAAATGCCAATAAATTAGAGGCACATGAAAGCATTAGAGAATTGCTTACTACTTTAAGGTTTAAAAAAGATTGCTATTTGTGGTATAAATATGATGATAGCGGCAGTTGTTGGATTTTGAATGGTAAGAAGGATAGTGATTTGTAGAAGCATTAAGAACCTTAGAGAGGATTCGAACCTCTATCTTACCGCTTAGTTGCATTGTATGCTCTATCCATTGAGCTACTAAGGTATTTAATCAACGGTTTAAAGGTATTGAAACATGTAACTACTAGAAAGGACAAGTTTTTTAAGTGGTTGCAGTTTATAAATCGCTATATATAAGATATAGCTGAAAAGTTGATAAAAATTAGCGGACAAGCCAATTTTGGGCTATTGGGCTACAAGCCTTTAACACAAAGGGTTGTAGCTGTTTTTTCATGTCATCTAAAAAATATTTATCCTTTTATTTAGGGGACATTTGATGTAAAATAAATTTATACGAAAAAAGCCCTGCAATTGCAGGGCTTTGTAATTAATAATTGCCATCTAAAAAATAAGTCCCAACCGTTCCATTTCTTTTATTGCTGCATAATGATTGAATGCCTTACGCCCAACATCAAATTGAATAAACTTATTGTCTCCAATTTCAATAGATAAATAACATTCCTTTGGTATTATTAGTACAAATGGCACGTCTTTATCGATAAGTCTATAAATCCCTGAGTGGTGAAAGATTTCTGCATTTTCAAAGTTTATAAATTGCTTTACTCTTTCTGGAAATGCAACTTTAGCAATTTGTATTAGTTGTTCTTTTGTCATCGGTGTAAAGTTAATAATGTTTTCGTTTATCAGGTTCCGGCAATTGGCTAAACAACTCTAGTTGATTTACATTCTTTTTGTCGTTTCTAAAGCCAAATGTTTCGATATGGCTAATTTCCATTCTTTCAGCTTCTTTATCTAATACAAAAACACCAATGGCAAATCGGGTGCAGTCTTTGTCTTTAATGCATTCCTGAGCATATTCTTTGGCGTCTTGTAAATTGCAGTAAATATTACCATCGTGTGTATCTATTCGCCTGCCATCGGAAAGGAATTGGGCAACATCCGGGTTGAGCAGAAATACAATGTATCTTAAGTTTTGTGATTCCATTTAAATAGTTATAAATATTGTCGGATTTCATGCAATTGATTTACATCTTCAAAATTTTCACTTTCAATTATTGTTTGAAGCAATTTATCCATTGCTGAATAATAATTAGAAATGCGAGATTCAGCTCTTTCTATTTTTTCTTTCAAAGAATAATTCTCGTTTTTTAAACTTTCTACTTGTCTTTTCAATTCATCTAATTGCCAAGCATCTGCTTTTCTTTCTAATGCTTGTTGAACTTCGTAATTCATCTCTTATTTTTTCTTCGTTCATTTTTTCGCCTTTCGGCACGTTTTGAAATTCCACCACTTTCAAATGCGTAAGTTGATTGAATCAGGATAGGTTCAATTGCTAATGGTCGGTTTTCAATTTTAAATGTTTTGGTTAATCCACGTTCTTTTGCTTCATCAATGATGATTACTTCAACATTTGGGTTTGCTGCCCTTATTTCTGCAATTCTAGCAGCTAGAAATTCGGCATCACGTCCGGCTCCAATAGCGATTATTTGAATATCTTCTTCATCAATGTGAGCCACTTTATTTAATTCCGGCGGTATCAGTAATATTGGATTGGTGTTTTTCATTAATATCTATCTAATGGTCGCCAATGTGTAATATCTATTATATAAACATTTGACAAATGAATTGTATTACAAATAGGATTAAACCTTTTTAATGAATCATTCCAGCAACACAATGATATTTGCGAATTGTCATTATGTGACTTCGACAAAAAAGGTTTGTCTTTGGGTGGCTTTTCTTCTTTAACTGAAATCCACCGTTGAGCCTCAATAGCTCCTAAATTCGCCCAATCTATATAATTAGATGGATTCAGCCTTTTGGGTTCGGGTAAGCTTCTATCGGCTAAATAGCGATTAACAATAACTGATTCAATTGATTTCATAAAATTTCTATATAAATGTTGTTAAAAATTAGACTCCAAAGACTTTCTTCGTGAAGTAATGCCTTTTGCCCACTCAGGTAAATCCCATTCGCCACCAGTTGATATTGTTTCTGACCGAACGGTTTCCTTGCGTTGGTTGAGTGTGTTTCA